TCCTTGGCAGGGAATAGTTCCCCGCAAGCAGAGCACTTGTGCAGCTTACACTTGCGCCCCGTTGCGGGGTTCACACCATCACGAACAAAGGCAGATCGAATAGCTTCATACTTAACAGGCCATTGAGCACGACGTAGTGCTGACATGATAAAGCTCCTGTAACGAGCCTTAGTCCATTGACCTGAGTTATATGGCTTTTCTACTTTCAAATTAATTCTTCTAGTTGGCGAATAAAGCACGGGGTTCCCTCTCCCATCCAAGCCCCCTTTTGATTATATTCAAAATACTCTACGGCTTCTTCGTCGGTCATCCCGTCACCCATTAACTTCTCTAGAACCTTGTCTCTGTCATAGCAGATAATAGGCGGTTGACCAAATCGTTCTACGACCCCAGCAATGCAATCGTCGTAGCCGTCCATAAACAATACTCCCCCTATATCTTCCATGCTACCCCGCCTCCTCCATGTCTAGGACGTAGCCAAGGGCTTCTCTGACAGTTTCAAATCCTTCTGCAACCCCTGTAAGTTGCTGACCAGTAGGTGAATAGATGGCAACGCATCTGTGCTTGTTCTTTGTAACTTCTCCCTCGGAGGCAAAGAAACAGTAGGTGTAGCCTTGGTTATCTATTAAATCTAACAAATCGCTATCGCTACGTGGAGCCTTGGGTTTCAGGGCTTCGGTAACATCAGCTACCTTAACATAGGGATGAGGGCTTCCAACTTCCCCATATTGCAAACGCTGCAATGATGCTTCGTCTACGTCTAGGGCAAACACTTCTGTGTGTGGGTCAATTTCTTTGGTGTGAACTTCTATTTTCATATTATTTGGTTTATGGTTTTTTATTATTTCTTTAGTGGATAAGTAATATTCAAATAGTTCTTTAGGCTCCATGTCTTTGATGTCAACGAAATTATCGTCCCACCTCTCAAACTTGTTCCTAAGAACCATAGCCGGCCATGTGCTACCGCCAATGATCATAGCTTTCCATATGCTATGAGACTTATCCGGGTTGTTCATTGGATTATACTCTTATGCTTAGGTTGGCAAGGGCATCGTTGGTTCCCTCAATAAGTTCTTTGGTAGGTATCGCACTGACGACCTCTAGTCTGTCTTTGAGATCGTTCTTCTCCTGCGACAGTGCCTTGCGCTGCTCAGTCATTCTCTCAATGCGGTAGGAAAGAGCGCGTGACTCTTGGCGTATCATATCTATGCGCGTTTGTATGCGCTCGATGTTGTCTTGTTTTATATCCATGTTATTCTAGTGTTGGTATGGTTTTTATTATCTCTGTGATTAGATCGTTTTCTAGGAGTGCTTCTGGTAAAGGTTTCCTCCAGATGGTCACAGTATTCAAACAGGCGTAATACTGGTCAAGAGAAAAACCTTCCTTCTCGTAAATATTTTTAGCTTGGTCTGGAACACTCAGCTCAGGGTCTCCATACTTCTTAATAAGTTTCTCTGCTTTCACCTTGCCGACACCTTTCATGCCTTCGATGCAATCGGTGCTATCTCCCATGAGTAGCTGCACTAGCCAGTTGTGGTCAGCTTCTTCTTGGCTTACATAGGTAGGCCAGTCATCCTTATCCCAGTTGTAGTGCCACCCGGGAACAGATAGCATATCTTTATCTATGCTACATATAATGGGCTTCTCAATCTTTCCATTGGTAGATATTATACCTAGTAAATCGTCAGCTTCTAGCTGGTCATGCTGATACCACCTGTCTGCATACATCTCTTTCATGGCCTTGCTCAATGGATCATATAATGGCGGCTTTGCTCCCCTGTTACCTTTATAGTTGGGATAGAGTGTCTTGCGAAAGTTATTACGACCTGATACTACGAGGTAAAACTCCGATGCCTTGCATCCCATGACACATTGATCAATGGCTTGCCTACACATTGACTTTAATGTGAGAAGGTTTGTTCCTTCAGCTTCTGCTTTGGCGGCGTGTCTGTATAGGATTATTTCGACATCCAGTAGGGCAGTTTTCTTATCAGTTTTTTTATTCATGGTTTTATTTACACTAAAGATAAGTTAAAAGGTCAGTTGAGTTTCTTCTTTGATTCTCCTTGATGCCTCTTGGTAATATTCAACACTTTTTTCAATGCCCGTAAAATCCATGCCCATAGATAAACATACTGCACCGGTAGTCCCCATGCCCATGAATGGGTCAAGAACGGAGTCACCCTCTTTTGCAAAGCTTCGTAATACATGATCGCAAACCTCTGGGTTCATAACTGCCCTGTGTATCTTCTTGTAAGGATTTGCAGAATAAACGGGTGTAGTAAAGTGGTTTCGCGTGTAGGTCTTGTTTGCCTTCAAAGACTTGTTTTCTGATGAAAACACCAGGATGTATTCATAAGAATTAATTACGTGAGGGTTTGGCATAGGGTTAGATTTGTGCCAAATAATAACCTCAATTAGTTCAGGCGCGAACGCACCCATCAACCGATGAACATCCTGCCTGTTGTATGAGTTCTTCTGTATGTTGTAAAACACATTGCCCCTGCATACTCTTAAACAATCTGATACTGAGTTGTGAAGAAACTGATAGTAATCATCTACGATGTCGGTGTGATTGTTGTATTTATCGTTTCTTTTTCTGTTGTATGGTGGAGAAGTAAAGACAACATCAAAGGCATTGTCTGGCATGGTATTCATTACTTCAAAGCAACATCCATTTATCAACTTATTTATCGGTTCCTTATTCATGTGATAGTTTTATCATGTGAATTAATTGTAAGGTCAATGCTTTTTTTAGCCTCGTTCAAATTAGAGTTGCTTCTCGTTAGACATAGGTTCCCCATTACTGGTCAAACCTATGCCTTGCTAGAGCCTCAAATTATGAGTGTTCCCGCCTTCAATAGTGCCCCGGATCATCGCGCGTGGTAAGTCCTGTATTACGCTAGCCGTGGCTGTTCCTGCATTACTGCAAACCTTTTATACATAGCCGGGTTTCGGTCAAGCTATGCAACCACTTACTCAGACTTGGGCTAACTTGTGAGGCCGCTTGCTCCAATATACTGTAAAAAAAAGACTCCTCCCTAGTCGAGTAAGGAGAAGCCTAAAATTGCCTGTATACAAGCGGTTTTAGAGAACTGAACAAGCCGTCTCGACACGGTATCGCACAAGGCGATTTAAAAACTGATAAGTATTATACACTATAGGTCAACCTTTTTTATATTTATTAATTCAATGGCTACGCCGCTACGTTTGAGCTTGTAGCCTTTCTTAGTGCTACCCGTAACTAAATGCTTTAGTGCCTCCTCACCCGTATGGGCGTGCTTTATGGCTCCACACTCGTTAGGCATATCTCGCCTGGTATATGAAATTCTGTAGCAAGTCATTTAGTCTTTGCGGTATGGAGCCCCTCTTTGATTAGCCACCTGCGAAAGCTTCCCCTATCTGCACCGCCTTGCTCTGCGGCTTGCGATATGTTGCACCCGGTTTCCTGCCATATCTTTAACGACCGCGCCCTTGCTTTGGCGGTTTCTTCTCTGGTCGATCTGCCGCTTGTGCAATGGTCGAGTATATCGCCCGCCTTCATTAGCATCTCTATTTTATCCTTGAAGCTTTCCATGCACCTGACCGCGCTTGCTCTAGCTTCCAATGTATCTGTAAATTCTACCATGTTTGACGTAATGCGCCTTCCAAGGGCTTCTAATGCCCCTAGAAGGCGTTTTGATTGTTTACAAGGGTCTTACCCTTAGATTGATATTGCAAGCCATTGTAGGGCTTCTGAGTGTTAATTCCTTGTGCAAGAACTGAGGGTAAGTGAAGTTTCCCATGCGCGAAAAGTTTCGTCCATCTCTCGCAAACTAAAGCCATCCGTAATCATTTGACCAGTTAAGGCGCAGATTGCATTTGAGAAAGGTCTGCGCATAACGTGAAATCTAAAGCCCTGCGCGGTATCCTTTTTAGCGATTGCACGAGCTTGTTTTTTATAGTCTTGAAGTGTTTTCATTTTATATACTTTTTATTTATTATTAGTTATTAGGTTCTATCCCATTGCAAGGGCTATCAGTATAATTATTGCGCCGCCTAGGATGCAAGCGAATAATGTTGCCGCCGCCTCTAATTCTTTCTCACTGTTTACTAGTTTATTTTTCATATTGTTTCCTCGTAATAGGTTTCAAAATCGTGCCTTTCATTCGTGGCAATGTGGCCAATATGGTTTACATAGTGGTGCGGCGCACCGTAACTA